ACAGGAACAACCACCCAATAGTGATGGCTGAACTATTAGACGAGCGTCAAGAAAAATATCTAAACTGGCTACTCGTACCTGCACCCATGCGTCAACCACGCACACAAGAACAATACGCAGCCGACAATGATATCGATACAACGACCCTGCGTCGTTGGCAGAAGAAGCCACACTTTAAGCAGGAGTGGCAGAAGCGTGTGGAGGACCTGCAAGGTTCGCCTGAGCGAACCCAGAAGTTGCTAGACACAATTTATGAGCGTGCTTTGGGCGGAGACAATAAGGCAGCCCAATTGTACCTGCAGGCCACCAACAGGTTGGCCCCGACTCAGATTACGGTTGAACACACCTCCAAGGCTTCTGAGATTTCGGATGAGGAGTTGGACCAGTTGATTGCGTCGGTGGCTGCAGCCGAACGGGCTGCACGCCATAAAGAGCCGTGAATACTATTGAGTGTCCTAATTGTGGGTGCGAGTACCCGCCGGAGGCGACACGATGGTTATGTCCTGAGTGCAAATTTAAGGACCATTGCTGTGAGGGCGAACCAAGAGTTCGCAAAATGAAAAAAGACGATTTCTAGGGGAACGAACGGGGTATTGGTATGGGTGTTCCTGCTGTCAAAAATATTAAGGTGGTCCGTGGTGACACGGAGCAATTGAATGTCACCTTTTTTCAGTCGAATGGCACTACCCCTGTTAATTTGACTGGGGCTGCTTTTGCAGCCCAAATTCGAACTGAAAAGAATTCGTCTACTATTGCTGCTTCTTTTGTGTGTACGGTTCCAGACCCAACTAATGGTACTGTCCAGTTGGTTTTGACTTCCACTTCTTCGGCTGCGCTGACGGATGGTGTGGCTTATTGGGATTTGCAACGCACCGTTGGAAGCGTCGTTACTACTATTTTGGCTGGTAAGTGTACGGTTCTGGCGGATGTGACCCGATGAGCATTGAAGCAATTGGTGTTATAGAAGAAACTGTCACTTTAACTAGCGGTGACACTGTTGCTGTTTCTGACACAGACAACATTACGGTTATTTATGCAGCCAATGTTGGTTCACAAGGCTCTCAGGGCTCCCAAGGTGCGCAAGGCGCACAGGGGGCGACGGGTCCTCAAGGTTCGCAGGGCGCACAGGGCGCAACTGGACCTCAGGGCATTTCTGGTGTTCAGGGACCTCAGGGTCCCCAAGGTTCTCAAGGACCTGTTGGCCCGCAGGGTGCTGCTGGGCCTCAAGGTACCCAAGGTTTTACTGGCCCTCAAGGTGCTGTAGGTCCGCAGGGTAGTCAAGGTGCGCAGGGTGCAACCGGCTCTCAGGGTGCAACTGGTCCCCAAGGACCGCAAGGCGACATTGGTCCACAAGGACCTCAGGGTGCCACGGGTCCTCAGGGTGCTGTTGGGCCTCAAGGAGCCACGGGTTCTCAAGGTCCTCAAGGTTCACAGGGACCTCAAGGCCCGCAGGGCGATGTCGGCCCTCAGGGTTCTCAAGGTGCCGTTGGCGCACAGGGACCTCAGGGTCCGCAAGGCGCAGTAGGTCCACAAGGCCCACAGGGTCCACAGGGAGACATTGGTTTAACTGGACCTATCGGACCTCAAGGTCCTCAGGGTGATATTGGTCCACAAGGTGCTACTGGTCCGCAAGGTCCTCAGGGTGCGACGGGTCCGCAGGGGCCTCAGGGGGATGTGGGTCCGCAGGGCGCACAAGGTCCTCAAGGCGCACAGGGAGCCACGGGTCCACAGGGACCGCAAGGAGACATAGGGCCTCAAGGTTTAACTGGCCCGCAGGGTTCGCAAGGTCCACAGGGGGCCACCGGCCCGCAAGGTCCACAGGGTCCAATTGGTCCACAAGGTTTTACCACTTTGGATGGCGCAACAGATGTAACCATTACCAGTCCGGTAACGGGTCAAGCATTAGTGTATAATGCGTCATTGTCGCAGTGGGTCAATACTACCGCTAGTACGGACCCGATGAATGACACCAAGTTTACGGCCTTGGTAACTATGGATGTAGGAGTTTAATATGGCTGTTGGAGATAGAACAGAATCACGACTGGTTGGACCAGTTACCTTGACTGCTAGTGATGCTGGTGTGGGCAGTGCTGTCCCCGCCAACCGTGTCTGGGTTTTGAAGCAGGTTGTGTTTTGTAATACAACTGGAGCCGAACGACTTGTGTATTTGGGTGTGGGTTCTGGTACTGCTAATCGTGTGATTCATGCTTTGCCTGTTGCACAGTTCGATACGGTGGTGTGGGATACAGCATTGGTGCTTGCTGCTGGCGAGCAACTTTATGGCTATAGTGATTCTGGTTCTGCTGTTAATGTTGTTGTTATGGGCTGGTCGAAAGAAGTCTGATGGGTATTTCACGAGGCGTTGGCGATTTTGCAATGACCCCCAGCGGGGTCATTGTGCCGTTCGCTGGTTCCAATGCTCCTAGCGGATGGTTGCTGTGTGCTGGTCAGGCTATTAGCCGTACACAGTACGCTAGTTTGTTTCTGACCATCAGCACCACCTATGGTGCGGGCGATGGTTCTACTACTTTTAATTTGCCCGACTTGCGGGGTCGGACAATTGCTGGCGTAGACAACATGGGGGGTTCTGCTGCTAGTCGCTTGACTTCTGGCGTTAGTGGTATTAACGCTACAACGCTTGGTGCTGCTGGTGGTGTTGAAGGTGTGACGCTTACTGCTGCACAGTCTGGTACACCAGCGCACTCTCACGCAAACACATTGTCTGACCCCAGTCACGCTCACGGAGTTTATGACCCAAGCCACGCTCACGGTATGACTACCAAGAGTAATGCTGGTGGTTTTGGAACAGAGTTTCCTGCCCGTGCGTTGTATGGTAGTGACAGTTCTTTTACAATTTGGAACGCCAATACTGGTATTGGTATTTACGGTAACTCCACTGGAATATCAATTACGAATGTTAACAACACGGCTGCAAATGCTAGTTCTGCACACACAAACACCCAGCCGACGATTGTTCTTAACTACATAATTAGGATTTGAAATGTTTTATCATCGTTTTGTTTTTAATCCAGTAACTGAAGAACAAGAAAAACATTTTGTTAAGAAATTTAACGATGGTGACTTTGTGTTTTTTGCTGAACATAAGGGTCCATTGTTTGACCAGTTGCGGGAATGGATTGCCAATGGCAATGAAACAACAGAGTGGGTTGGCTGATTATGCCTATTAGTAATGTTTCTGGTGGTTTGCGCAGTGGTGTTTGTACTAGCACTACTCGTCCTAGTGCGCCATACGAAGGTCAAATGATTTACGAAACCGACACGAACCGTGTGTTGATTTGGGATAACGCCGCATGGGTCATGATTGCCGACACAGATGCGCCACCAGCGTTAAGTCTAATAACACCAACAAGCGTTGCTGGAACAAATGTTTCGATTTCTGGTGCAACTGTAACAATGTCTGGTACAACGGCTGCCTTTATTAACGGTTGTTTTACGAGCGAATTTGATAATTATCGTATTGTTATTAGCGATACAACAATGAGTTCCTCCAGTAGTTACTATATGAGATTAAGAACAACCACCGATAGCACAACAACCTACTATTACGCAGGACCATATCGTTTTTATGCTGCTGCTGGTGGTGGTGATACATTTGGGAATAACACAAGTCAATGGATTCTTGGTACGCCAAATGCCACAATTCCAAGCATGGCTGTTGTTGATGTGTGTAGTCCTAATCTTGCCAAATTTACAACCTTTCAAGCCCTATGCACGAACTGGGATACTATGATAAATGTCGGCGGAAATCACCAGACGGCGACTTCTTATACGGGATTTACGATTTTTTCAATAGGCGGTATTGCTATTACTGGTACTGTTCGGATTTACGGATATAGGAATTCATAATGGGTCTAAGCAATTACTATCCTTCTAGTCGTCTATCGCAGGCTGGTGTTTGCACTAGTTCAACTCGCCCTGCGTCACCATATGAGGGTCAGATGATTTATGAGACTGACACGAATCGTGTGTTGGTGTACGACAATACAGCGTGGGTGATGATTGCCGACACAGATACACCACCGGGAGTGCAATTTATAACAAGTAATACATTTTCGGCAGTATCGTCAGTCAATGTTGATTCATGTTTTACCAGTGAGTTTTCCAACTATTTGATGACTATCAACATTACATCCGTAAGTGGTGCGACTGGAATATTTCTTCGCATGAGAACTGGTGGAACGACTAACTCTAACTCAAACTATGGGTGGGCTGGTTCACAATCATATATGGGGTCAACAATACTTGCAGGTATTAACAGTGGTGGCTTAACAACGGACTGGAAATTGGCAGACCAAGATACGGGAACATATGCCAATACGCCAATTTCTGTCCAAGTTATGAGCCCGCAATTGTCATACAGAACCGCTATTTTTTCTCATGGTTTTACTCCTGTTGACCCAATGCCGTATTACAGAACACTTGGTGGAATCATGTCTGTAACCACTTCATACGATGGATTTACTTTGGTCACAAATAGCGGAAGTTTTACCATGTCTGGCACTGTTCGGGTATACGGTTATAGGAATAGTTAATTATGCATATTGCCGTCATAACAACGGCGTACAAAACACCAGACTGGGTACTAGCCAGAACATGGGCATCGTTAAAAGCGCAAACCTACACCAACTGGTCATGGTATGTGTACGATGACTCACCACTAGAATTTGATGGCGTACACCGTCAGGTATACGGCTATCAGGCTGATGAACGCTATGTGGTGCATTACATGAAACCATATGCACCATCAGGTGGCAACATTGGTTTTGCTAAACGCTGTGCGTTCATGTGGGCAGACGCAGATATTCTGGTCGAGTTAGACCATGATGATGAACTAATGCCAGACGCACTGGAGTTAATCGCTGAACAGTTTGCTGACCCGCAAGTTGGGTTTGTTTACTCAGATTGGTGCGAAATTCTCCCCAATGGTGAATCCGGTATTTATCCTGATGGTTGGGCTTTTGGTTACGGTGGCAAATACTGGGATAACGGTGTCTGGGTGATGCGTGCGCCACAAATCAACGCAACTACACTGGGACATATTGTCTCCGCACCTAACCATGTTCGTGCGTGGCGTTCAAGCGTGTACCATAATGTTGGTGGACATAATCCGCAACTTGAAGTTGCGGATGACTATGAGTTGGTTGTGCGAACTGCTTTGGTGACCAAGATTGGGTACATTCCCAAGATGTTGTACCGTCAACATATTGGTCCTCATTCGGCGCAAAGACAAAAGAACGCAAGAATTCAGGAACTGGTTGCAGAAATTTCTGCCGAGTATCAAGATAGAATTATGGCTGTTTATGGAACTAAATGAACTAATTAACGAAAAAGAATGGCGTAGATGCCGTGGCCCCGAAGATGCCACTTTGGAGCAGCAACTTGAGGCGTTTGTTTACTTCTGCGAAAACTATTGGCATATCAAACATCCCGAGCGTGGTCGTATCAAGTTTGAGATGCGTGAAGCGCAGATTGAAACAATGCGTATTTGGATGAGCGAACGCTATAGTGTGGTCCTTAAGGCTCGCCAGATTGGTTTCTCGACTTTGGCTGCTGCTTACGCTTTTTGGCTAGTCTATTTCAGGCAGGACCGCTTTATTGTTATGTTGTCCCGTACCGAGCGTGAGGCTATGAAGTTGCTTGCCAAGTCTAAGTATGGTTACCGTTTTTTGCCTGCGTGGATGAAAGACCGTGGACCTAAGCAGGTAACCGACCACCAGTTGAAGATGGTGTTTGATAACGAGTCGGCTATTGAGTCGTTGCCATCAGGCAGCGACCCTGCTCGTGGTGAGTCGGTGTATTTGGTGATTGTTGACGAATGGGCGTTCTTGAACAACCCAGAGGAGGCGTGGGCTTCTATTGAACCGATTGCGGATGTTGGTGGTCGTGTCATTGGTTTGTCTACCGCTAATGGTTCTGGAAACTTTTTCCATAGTTTGTGGGTTGGGTCCCAAACTGGGACCAACCGCTTTAAAGGGATTTTCTTTCCTTGGTCTGCTGGTGACCGTTCGGATGACTGGTACGACGACAAAGCAAAGAATATGCAATCGTGGCAGTTGCATCAGGAATACCCACGCTTCCCTGAGGAAGCGTTTGTTAAGTCTGGTAACCCAGTGTTTGACATTGACCTGTTGGACTCTTTGCCCACTATTGAGGCGACGGTTGGGTATCTTCATGTTTTTGCCGATGGCAAGACAGAGTTTCGTGAAGCCGATGATGGTCCGTTAAGTATTTGGGATTTTCCATCAGATGAGGGTGTTTATGTTATTGGGGCGGATGTGGCTGAAGGTTTGTCGTATGGTGACTATAGTTCTGCTCATGTTATTGACGCTACTACTGGCATCATTGTGGCTCATTGGCATGGGCATATTGAGCCTGATTTGTTTGGTGAGATGTTGGCAGAACTGGGTTGGTTCTACAAGACGGCGTTGCTGGGTATCGAAAACAACAACCACGGTCTAACCTCACTCAAGGCTGCCCAGCGGGTCGGCTACCGGAACCTGTACCGCCAGCGTAGGTTGGCCCAGCGTTTACCTGAGGCGACTGAGGTGCTTGGATGGCGTACTACGGCTGCCACCAAACCGTTGGCTATTGACGAGTTGTCTGCTGCCATCAGAAACTCGGACCTAGAGATTTATTGTGCTAGGACCATTGCCGAGTTGCGGACCTTTGTCCGCAAGCAGAATGGCAAAATGGCGGGTTCCCCGCACGATGACCGGACCATGTCTTTGGCTATTGGTAACCAGATGCTGAAATATGTGTGGCTTCCAGAGTACCGTGGGGACATTAAACCCCCCACCAATAGCCTTTTGTGGTGGGAGCAGCATATGTTTTCAGAGGTTGGGTCTGCCAAGACCCCAATTGGGGCGCATAATGTCCGTAGTTCGACCAGATATTCCTAGTTTGGGAACGAAACAGGTATTTGCGATGGTGGAATTTGTTTGTGAACAGTGTATGCGCAGTTTTTACGACGAGGATTTGCCTCGTCGTGGGGAAATTTGCTTTGGATGCCATGTGAAATCGGTTAATTTGGGTTTCACCTATGGTAAAGAGAACTTCCATGGGGACACCATTGGTGAGCGTCAACGCAAAACGGTGGAAGATGCCAAGATTAACGGCTATAACGCCGAACCTGTCGGGACTCGGTGGGTGTAATCTGTCATGGATTGGTGGGTTCCCATTGTCGTAGCCATCATCACGGGTCCTGTGGTGGTTTTGCTTCAGAAGTTGCGACGGGAAAACACCAGCCAGCACGCCGAGTCTCGAGGGTTGCTGGAGCATTTGGTCATTAAGGTTGACAATATGGACGATAAGTTGGATAATCACATAGGGGATGGTCATGGTCATCAAAGAAGCGCATAAGCAGGTTATTTGGTCTTATGCACGGTCAGCCTTGGCTGCCGTGCTGGCTTTGGCTTGGGCGGGTGAAACAGACCCCACCAGTCTGTTGAAGGCAGCCTTGGCTGCTGTTGTACCGCCGTTGATTCGCTGGTTGAACCCGAACGACCCAGCATTTGGCAGGTCTAAGTAATGGCTCGTAAGTCTAATACTGACATTCTGGCTTCTTATCGGAAGCATATTGATGCTTCCAAGAAGTGGCGCAAAGACGAAGGGTTTGATGCTGTTTGGCGCAGACTGTTGGATTTGTATAAAGGCAAGCATTATGACTATTATACGGATTCTGACCGTTTGCTGATTAATATGACATTTTCAACAATCAATGTCATTTCGCCCAGCATTTCGGTGAACTTTCCAAAGATTACGGTTAATGCAATTAATCCTGAAAATGCTGCTAATGCAGTTATCGCTGAGGCCGTGTCTAACTATTGGTGGCGTTTTCGTAACATCCGTGACGAGTTCCGCCGTGCCGTTAAGGATATGTTGATTTTTGGTCATGGTTGGGTAAAGGTTGGTTACCGGTTTGTTGAGGAGGAGCGTGTTGGTATCGATGAAGAAGTCTCCGATGCGGACCCGAATGGTATGCCAACTCCGAACACTGTGGTCATACAGGATTCTCCTTTTGCAGAAAGAGTCTCTGTTTTTGATGTGTTCGTTGATTGTGATGCTACCAGTATGCACGATATTAAGTGGATTGCGCAACGGATTCGTCGCCCTCTTAAAGATGTTCAAGCGGATAAGCGTTATAACAAGGCAGCCCGTGAAGCCGTCCAGATGATGGCCGTCAGCAGGTATGCTGACGACCCGAGCCGTAAGAAGGTTTATGACCGCACTTACGGTTATGCCGAGATTTGGGAATACTACGATATCAAGAACCGGACTATGTCTGTGTTTGCTGAGGGCGGAGACAACTTCTTGGTAAAGCCGATGCCGATGCCGTATTCGTTTGGGCATCCGTTTGTGATGCTGCGCAATTACGATGTGCCGGATTCATTTTATCCGATTGGTGACCTTGAGCAGATTGAACCACTCCAGAAGGAGTTGAACGAGACTCGTACCCAGATGATGAACCACCGCAAGCGGTTCGCCAGAAAGTACCTCTATAAGGAGTCGGCGTTTGACCAGATGGGTCGCACCGCATTGGAGTCCGATGAGGACAATACTATGGTGCCAGTTGCGTCAGATGAGCCATTGACCAATGTGGTATCTGCTTTCCCAGCGGTTATTAACCCGCCCGAGTTCTATAATCAGTCTGAGTTGATTGCTGGCGATATTGACCGTGTGTCGGGTGTCACCGAGTTTATGCGTGGTGGTACCACCGAGATTCGCCGTACCGCCACGGAGGCTGGCCTGATTCAGGATGCGTCGAACGCCCGCACTGCGGACAAGTTGGCTACGGTTGAACACGCCATCAGCGAGGTGGCTCGCCGTATGTTGATGGTTGCCCGCCAGTTTATGACTGGCGAGCAAGCAGCACGCATTATGGGCAAAGACGGAGAACCTGTTTGGGTCAACTTTGACCGTGACTATCTTGAAGGCGACTTTGATTTCGAGGTGGTTGGTGGTTCTACACAACCTCAGAATGAGTCTTTCCGTCGCCAGATGGCACTTCAGATGGTGGATGCTATGGCTCCGTTCGCTGGTGCCGGTGTGGTCAATATGCAAGAGTTGGCAGCCTATGTGTTGCAGTTTGGTTTTGGTGTGAAGAATCCGGAGAAGTTTGTCTCCGCACCACCGCCTCCGCCCATGTCGCCACAGGCGACTGGGCCGGCAGGCCCTCCAGCCTTACCGATGGGTCCAGCAGCGGAGGCTCCGCCTCCGATGCCACCCCAATAGTAGGGAACAACATCAACAATTTGTAGAGCAACCTTTTACGGACTCTAGGAGAAAAAACACATGAGCGAGGAAATCGCACCCGTCACTGAAATGGAACCCGTTGGGTCACCCGAAGTTTCAAGTGGGGATACATCGGCCACAGAAACGCCTAGTCTGGATGTGAGCCAGTATGCGGAATACCGCATACCGGTGAAACTAGATGGTGAGGAAATTAGTGTTCCACTTTCTGAGGCAATTGCTGGTTATCAGCGTCAGGCGGATTACACCCGTAAGACACAGGAGTTGGCGGAGCAGCGACAGCAGTTGCAGTTCGCAGCCACTTTGCAGTCTGCGTTGGAGCGTGACCCGTCAGCAACCATTGATTTGTTGGCACGCCATTATGGCATCTCCAAAGCGGAGGCCCAACAGATGGTGGATGACGAGTTTGAGGACTTGGACCCGCAAGAAAAGCGGATTCGAGAACTTGACCAGCGTATTGCACAGTTTGAGGAGTACCAGTCTCAACAGCAGATTGAGCGAGAGATTGCTAAGTTGCAGTCCAAGTATGAGGATTTTGATGTAACCGAGGTAATCAATGCTGCTATGCGTATTGGTTCCACGGACTTGGAAGGCACTTACAAGCAAATTGCTTTCGACAAGTTTATGAGACAGCAGGAGATTCAACGCAAGGCTGCCGAAATGAAACAAGCCGAGGATTCTCGGATTGTTGAATCAAAGCGTCAAGCGTCTGTTGTTGATGGGGGTTCTAGTGCCACTGCTTCAACAACCGATGAAGATGTTGTCCCAATTACAAGTCTGAGCGATGCTTGGTTTGCAGCCAAGAGACAATTAAACGCCAACTTCTAATATAAGGAGATAACAACATGGCCGCAGGCAATGTTAACTTTGATGCGTTGCTTTCAACAACGCTCGCAAACTATCGTGACCAACTCACAGACAATGTGTTCACGGCTCGTCCGTTGACCTACTTCCTCTCTGACAAGGGTCGCATCCGTATGCTCAATGGTGGTACCAAGATTGTGGAACCGCTTATCTACGGGCAGAACAGCACCGTTTCATCGTACTCGGGTTATGACCCGATTTCGCTGACACCTCAGGCAGGAATGTCGGCTGCTGAATTCGAATGGAAGCAGTACGCTGCTTCTATCGCAATCAGCGGTATCGAAGAAGCCAAGAACAATGGCGAGCAGGAAATCATCAACCTGCTCGAGGCCAAGATTATGCAGGCAGAGGAATCGCTGCGTGAAGGCTTCAACCAGATGTTCTTTGCAGATGGAACCGGCAACTCGGGCAAGAACTGGAACGGCTTGGGCAACCTTGTTGAGTCCGGCAACACCGTTGGCGGAATCGACTCGTCTGACGCAGACAACACTTGGTGGCGTTCATATGAGAACAACACTGCTGGTGCATTGACGCTTGCCCAAATGGCAACCGCTTACAACAGCGTGTCGGTGGGTAATGACCACCCAGATATGGTTCTTACGACTCAAACACTGTTTGAGAAGTATGAGGCACTTCTGCAGCCACAACTCCGTTACACCGACACCAAGACCGCAGATGCTGGTTTCCAGAACCTGCTGTTCAAGGCTGCTCCGGTTGTCTATGACACGCACTGCACCGCAGGCGTTATGTACTTCCTTAACAGCAAGTACATCACCCTTGTCGGCCACAGTGGCAAGTGGTTCAGCCAGACGGAATTTGTCCGTCCGGAGAACCTCGATGCCCGCTATGCGCTGATTATGTGCTACGGCAACCTGACCGTGCGTAACCGTGCCAAGCAAGGCAAGTTGACGGCCAAGACCGCCTAACATGGCGGAGTTCTCCGAGTGGGAACAGGTGTGTAATGGTGGGGGGATAAAAGCCCCCCACCATTCGCATTTTATGGGAGTTTTATAATGGCAAGTAGCAGAAAGCCTAAGGGCTATGATGATTTGGCCCGTGAACTTATTAAGAAGTTGATGGGCAAGAAGGCCACCAAGGAAGCAATGGAGGCTAGCGCAAAGCGTGTTGCCCAGATTGACCGCAAGGGTGCCGAGGCTGCTGCCCGTAAGGCGACACAAAAGAAAACACAGAAGTCTGTTCAGAATCGTATTCGCCTTGTTGAGGTTAGCGAAGCCAAGGCTGGTAAGTCTGGTGAGGGTTATAACTCTTATATGCAGGCCAAGAAGGGTAAGAAGCCACCGACTGGCAAGCAGCGTGCCGAGGCAGCCATTAAGGCCAAGAAGGTTCAGGGTGGCATGAAGAAGGAATTTTCTGGTCAGGCTGCCAAGCAGGCTGAGTTGCTTAAAGCCACCAAGAGTGGTACTCCCGAGCAGCGTCGTGCTGCTCGTCAGAAGTTGCGCAAGCACCAAGACAAGTACGGGCGTTTCGGCAAGTAATGGCTGCTAAACGGAAGGCTAATAAACCCAAGGATTTGGGTGACATCATTGACCGTGTTTTACGGGAATTTGATGTTAAGCCAACCGTGCGTAGTGGCAACCAGCAACGAGCCAATGTTGCTGGCAGGGGTGCCGTAAAAGCAGTGGGAAAAGCCCAGATGGATGCTGCAAAATGGTGGTACGGCTCTAGTCCCAAAGATGTTGCCATAAACTCTGCAATTAGCGCAATTCCAGTTGGTAAAGGAATTAAAGCAGCCGTAAAAGGTGCCAAAAAGATTATACCTACCGCAGCAGTTGTCTTGTCTCCGCCTAAAGCAAAAGCAAAACCCAAGCCCAAGAAATCTAGTGGCGGTACACCAGCGAGGAAAAAGTAATGGCTAGTAAGAAGCGTAATCCGTGGGATGACATCGCCAAGATGGTCATTAAGTCTCTTGAGGGTCAAGCCAAAAGTCGTGGTGGCAAAAAGGCTGCTGAAGAAATAGCCGAAAAAATTAAAGGCAAAGGCAAGCCACCCAAAGGTAAAGGTGGCACCGCTGGTTCTGGTGCTAAGCCAAAAACACCACCGAAGCCAACCAAACCCAGTGTTGAAGCCAAGGAAGTTCCTAAGCCCAAGACAACCAATGTTGGTCCCAGCAACAAGGCTGTGGTGCTTCCTAAGCGTCCGTCACGCCCAGCCCGTTCTATTGGTGCGTTGATGCAAGACAACGCCCAGCGTCGTCAGGCAGAGATTGATGCTCGTCGTTTCTTGAAGCAAGCAGACGGCCCCCGTATGGGCCGTCCTGACCGTTCACCTAATGCGGATGTGCGTCGTGGCGCACCTCCGCCGGTTGGTCGCTCCAAGTCGCAACCTAAGGGACCATCTAGCCAGTATGAGGCTGACGAGATGAGGCGTTTGGTTGCTCAGGACAAGAAGCGTATGGGTGCCGGTGTTGCTGGCAGAAACGCCCAGAAGGCCCGTATGCAGAACGAATTGGCTCGTCTTGAGGCCAAATTGGAGTCTGCTAAGCCTGACCGTAAGAAGTTCTTTCACGACAAGATTAACCAGCAACGCAAGTTGATGGGTTTGGCTGCTGTGAAGTTTGAGCGTTCTTCGGCTACCCCTAAGCGTCGGCCTGCAAACCGCAACAAATAAGCCTCCTAGAGGAACAGAACGCCATTTATGATGGCTAATTCTTCTGTTCATGCTCACGCCTATTATGGGGAACCGGTTACCGGTTCCCGTTTGGCTGCTATTTCTGATGCCCAATTGGCTGCTGCCAGTGGCCCTTATATTGGTCGTGGCAACAAGTGTGTTGCCAACGACGATACTTGTGAGGGAAATCGTGTGAAGGATGAGCATTTGTGTGCTGGTCATTTGCGGTCATATAACAAGTCTTTGGAGAAGGCCCTGAAGGCGGAGACAAAGCCGGAGGTTGTCGATGGCGTATAATCCGATGACGGCAGCGGAAATCCGGTCCACGGTCCGCAGTATTGTGGATTTGGATGCGGATGATTTGCCGGACAGCATTTTGGATTTGTATATCCGTGATGGCTATTACCGCATTTTGGATGTGGAGAAGCGGTGGCCATGGTTGGAGACTACTTTTACTTTGACGACCCGTGTTAATACTCGGGCGTATGATGTCTCTGCGATTACGGATGAACCTATTTCTCAGGTTGTTTCAATTGTTGACCCAACTGGGGTTGGGGCAAGATTGTCGATGATTGGTTATGATGCTGGTGAGGAAGTTTATATTGGGTCGTATGACACGGCTGGGGACCCGCTGTTTTATGCGGTGTGGGCTGGTCAGATTCATTTGTATCCGAAGCCGAACACTGCCCGCCAGTTGATTTGCCGTGGGTACCGTGAGCCTATTGATTGGCAGACGGAGAACGGCGATGTTGATGCTGCTCCTAGTTTGCATTTCCCGCTGGTTTATTATGCGGTGTCTCGTGTGTATCAGCAACTTGAGGATGCTGCTTTGGCTTCGGTCTATAAGCAGTCGTTTGATGAGGGTGTTGCTTTGGCAACCAAGAACATCCAGACTCCCACCAGCCACACACCTTTGGTGTTGTCTGGTGGCAAGACTAATGGTCGCCCAACCTTTAAGGGCTGGATGCAGAACATGGGTCGTAATTTGGGTCAGCAATAATGTCTGATTTGCAGATTTTTCAACAGCAGGATTTCAGCGGTGGTTTGAATCTGCGTTCTGACCAGTTTCAGTTGGCTGACAATGAGTCGCCATTGATGCTGAATGTTGAAATTGACCCTCGTGGTGGCATTTTTGGTCGTGGTGGCATGGAGCGTATTAATACGACTGCCGTCCCCAGTGCTGGTTGGACACCTCATAAGTTGTTTACTTTCCGTGCTGCTACCGGACCAAAGATTATGTTGACGGAAAACAATAATGTTTTCTATTCTACTGGTGGCAACTTTACTAAGTTGCAGTGGAATAACGCTGGGACACCAACTGATGTCACGACAGTTAGTGACCATGGTGCTTGCATGACTCCTTGGGGTAATGTCATGTATTTTGCTACTGGTGCAACTGGAAGCAATGGTGGTTACAAGTGGACTGGCACTGGTTATGCCACCCAGATTACGGCCACCGGTCAAGGCCCTCACCCGTGGCAAGATTCTACAAACATTAGTCAAAGTGTTATTCCGCAGGCGGAACATTATTTGACGCACGCAAACAAGTTGTTTGCAGCGTATGTAAGTGAACCACCAGAAAAAAATCTCGCTTCACCTATAGTTACTTATCCGAATCGTTTGCGTTGGTCCCGTGAAGGTGTGCCTGAGAACTGGGATTATGAAGATTATATTGACATCAATGGTGGTGGTGATGGTATTCACGCCATAATTGTTGTTCAGGGCCAATTGTTGATTTTTAAACCACGGGCAATATATGTTTTGACTGGTTATAACTCGAGCAACTTTGCGGTGACAGAACTAACCAGTACGCTTGGCGTTGACGACCATCATTGTGTTGCTGCCTCGGATTCCGGTTGTTTCTTTTTTGTTCACGGCAAAGGTTTGTATTACTATAATGGTTCTTCAATCTCCGATATTTTTGCACCATTGAAGCCAATCATTGACTTGGGTTATATTAGTGATTCGGTTGCTGCTAGAGCAAATATAACGGTGTCTTGGGTTGGTCAGCGTGTCTGGTTGTCTTTGCCTTACAGCAAGAGTTATTCACCGAATAACATTACGGTCAATTTTGTTTATGACCCGTATTTGAACGCTTATACGCAATTCCAAACAGCCGATGGTTATGGCGTAATGGGTGGAATTGATTTCATCGATTCCACCAACAGGGAATACAGGTTGTTTATTCATCCTGTTCAAAAATTTGTGTTGGATGTGGACAAGTATGGTGTTGCTACTGACAACATTTCTGGCACAACACAGGGTTTTAACTCTTACTATAGAACCAAGTGGTATGACGCTGGGTCTTATATGCAGCGCAAAATGTTCCGTAGACCAGAAATTGTTATTAAGGAATCTAATAACTCGCAGACTATTGGTGTTTCTGTTTTCCACGATTTTGATGAACAGGAAGCACAGAGAACCTTTAATATTTCCCAACCCCAAACCGGAGGTTTGGTGTGGGATAGTGGTTTGTGGGGCGAGTTGTGGGCTGCTGGTGCAGAGTCATCTCGCATTTCAAAAGGAAAGAATCTTGGATTGGCGAAGACAGTCCAGTTGCAGTTCACTGGCCCAACAGGTCAGGAGTGGGGAATCAACAGTGTTGGGTTCAAATTTAAACCAAGGAGAGTGACAGGCTAATGGCTGTTTTGACAATTCCGAATTCGTTTACCGCTGGCACTAGTGCTATTGCCAGTCAGGTAAACCAAAACTTTACCGCTATCAAAAACTTTATTGACACCAACTTGGTGCAAGTTGATGGCACGGTTAAGGCTGGTCCTAATGCGTTGGAGAATATTGGCACCGCCAATATGACTTCTACCGCTATCAACTTTTTGGCACCTACTGGGTCTATTATTGCTTACGCTGGTGCTTCCGCACCCAGCGGTTACTTGCTGTGTGACGGCACAGAGTATTCGCAGACCGGTGCTTATGCTGCTTTGTACGCAATCATTGGTAATTCGTACAACACTGGTGGAGAAACGGCTGGCTACTTCCGTGTACCAAACCTGAAGGGTCGTGTGCCTTTTGGTTTGGATGGTGCAGATGCGGATTTTAATTCTCGTTCTGACCTTGGTGGTTCAAAGGCTGGTGTTGCATATCACCGTCACTCTGCTGATGGCGATTTGACTGCTGCTACTGTTAACCTTGAACACACCCATGCGGATGGTAACCTTGCTGCTGCAGGTGTCGGCAACCACAGCCACGGTGGAGTTACAAACAATGCTGGGGGTCACTATCATGACTGGTCTGTTGGTTTGTATTTTTCAACTGGTAGCAATGTTATTGCAACAATAATGACCCCCGGAGCCAATGCCACTTATGCAACATCGGCTGTTGGTGACCACGCCCACGGCATTAACGCTGATGGTGCGCACGGTCACGATGTCACCGGCAGCACCAGCGGTATGAGTACCAACATCACACACGGTCACGACATTACCGGTTTCACAAGTTACGAAGGTACAGCCGGCAACGGCAACCTGCCACCATACTTGGTGGTTAACTACATCATCAAGTGGTAAGCAATGGAAAGTATTTGGTCTGTTCATTTGTTAACTAGTTTGACGGGTTCTGACGCAGTTGTGCTGCGCCAGATTTTGTCTTCGCTCGGGAACCAGTTAAACAAGCAGGCTAAAGAAATTGAAGAACTAAAGAAGCAGTTGGGGAGCATGAAATGAGCGATGTTTATTATGGTGATTATGGCCTGAGTGAAGCCAGTGCCATATTTAATCGTGCCAAGCGTTCTGCAGCCACACAGGCTGCAATGTTCCGTGGGCAAACCCGTGGGCGCAGACGAGTCGGGGACATTCAACGGCAGTACCGTGAAGGGTTTGACCCACTGGTGTCTTCGTTTGGTCAGCGTGGTTTGCTTGGCCCTAATGTGCAGTCTGGTATTACCCGTGAGGGTCTATCTAGGTATGCGGAATCTTTGCAGCGTGATTTGGGTACCGAAAATGAAAATATGCAGGACGAAATGAACAGGCTTGCTATTGAGGGTGCTTCTTCTCAGGAGGAGTTGGAGAACTATTTGGGTCAGTTGCGTTTGCAGAAGGCTCAAGATGTGATGCGTGCTGCTACTGAAATTAAGAATTTGGCTAGTTACTAGGAGTTATTATGGCTTACGAATGGGACCCAATTAACCGTGTTTATACTGTTGTGCCGAAGAACCGTCAGGTTGTGACGACACCGCAGGTTCGTCAAGGGCAAACACAGGCAGCCGTTCAGGCTGCCCGTGGACCTGTTCAGGGTGTTTCCGCCATAAAGGCACCCGAGGGTGCCAAAGGCCGTGTGCGTATGCCGGTCACCAAGAAGCCTGCGGTTAGAGGGCCTCAGTTGCCTCAGGGGCCTGCTTTGTTTGGTACAGCAGACCAACCTTATTCTCAGGTTGAGAACATTTTGAAGAATGACCCAACACTTCAGGATGATACAGATACGACTGGTTTGTTGGAATCGATTTTGGCAACCATTGGTGGCGGTGGTGGCACTGGTCGTAATGATGCTCGTGATTATGCACGAGCAATGCAGGCTGCAAAGGTGTATGAGCGTGCTGGTTTGGCTGCGCAGGGACAGTACGCTGGTGAGGCTGAGCGTGCTTATCAGGCGATGCTGGACCGTATTGCGCCACGATATGAGCAGATGCGCACGGATGTCGGTGCGGGGTTTGATGCCCGTGAGAAGGCTGTTCGTGAGTATTTGGCTGGTCAGTTGGGTGCTGGTGAGACTGCTATTACGGGTGCTGGCACTCAGGGTGCCACCACTATTGGTGAAGCAGAGAAGGCTTTGTTGGCGCAGTTGACTGCGCCAACGGCTTATCAGAATGTTCCGTTGGCGATGACAACACCAGAGATGCAGGCGTTGGGTCAACAGTTGGCTTCGTATGGTGCTTCTGGTGAGCAGGCTGCTGCAGCCCGTCAGGAGAGTGCTGATTATGGTCGTCAGTTGGCTGAGATTCAGGCCCGTGAGATGGGGCAGTTGAATACTGCTCAGCAGAATTATATAACGGCTTTGCGTAATGCTGGTGTTGGGGCTGCTGCTGCAGCCCGCCAAGGTTTGGCTGGAAATGTGGCTAGTCAGTTGGCTGCTTTGCGTGGTGGCATTGCTGCTAATCAGGCTACAACTCTTAGCGATTTGGCTGGTGCTAGGTCTGAGGCGTTGCGTGGTTTGACTTCCAGTGAGATGGAGCGTCAGTTGGGGGCTGAGGATTTGCGTCAACAGTTGCTGACCAAGGGTTTTGAAACCGGTTTGGCTGGTAAGCAATCTAGGGCTGAGGCCGAGGCTGCTGCTGTTAAAGAATTTGGTGTGCCGAAGAAGAAGAAGGGCAAGGGCAAGAAGTAATGGCTAAGAGCAAGAAGAACATTACCCCTGACAGAATTGTTGAGTATTTGTTGGCTGGTGGCGATGCCTCCAGCGCAATGAAGCAGGCTGGCATTAACCAGATTCAGTTGGTTGCTGCTTTGCTATCACGCCCTGATGCTATTTCTAAGTTGCGTAATGTTGCGGTCAAGAAGGGTGGGGCTTACGAGGAGTTTGACCCAACTCAGGTTTATAATCCTGAAGCCACTAACGATGTTGAGGAACGCTACAAGATGTGGGGTCCTAAGTATCAGGGTTTGATTCAGGAGTTTTTTAACACGGTTCGGGCCACCGGAGGTGGACCCGAAACTGACCAGTTTTTGAATGACATTTCTTCTCGTGCTGCCGAATACGCTCCGGCGTATGGGGTTAACGAGAACGAGTTAATTTCTTTGACTAATGCTTTGCGCAAAGACAAGGACAACTTTGTTTCTGCTGAGGTGAATAAGAAGCAGTCGCAGTTTTCTGCTTTCCAGAAGCAGCGGGAGAAGTTGGCTGGCGATTATGGTTCCCCGACGATGGGGGCTTTTGCCGAGTTGACCGGCACCCCAGAGTTGCTGGATGTGCCGACCAGCATTGAGCAATTGGCTAAGCAGCGGGCTGGCAAGGTGGGCAAGAAGTTGTCCACCAAGTTTAAGGGCATGAACGAGGCCCAGTTGGCTGGTTTTGAAAAGGCATACGCTGAGGCGTATGGCCGTCAAGCCAAGGCAAAGAAGATTGACCCAACCAAGGTGGGAACAATTGGCCTATTAAAGGAACTGATGAAAAAGACTTTGGGATAGGTTTATGGCTGTTACACGCTCACCTTTCTCGTCTAAGCCTCAGGCTGGCGGGAGCGACTCTGGAACACCCATATACGACTCTTTAAAGAAGAAGTCTGGTGTGCCAGTTCCGGCACCGACGAACAAAACTAACCTGATTGAAGAAAAAGCCAAGTTGGCTTCTGCTGTTGCTAGCACTCAGGCTCGTGCTGCTGGTGCGGTTCGACCTGACCCGAAGGCAATTGCGGATATTCAGAAAATTGCGGAGACTGGCAAGGAGCCTGACCGTTCCAAGGGTTTGTTGGGAATGTTGGGCAAGATTGCTGTTCAGCCGATTCGTGGAATCGGCAAGGTTTTTGAGACTGGTGCAGCGGTTGGTCGCAATATTCAGTCTGGCATTAAGGAAACTGGCGACCTGCTAATTGATGGTTTGGACAAGGTTGGTTTGACCAACGAGAAAGCCCACATTCACGCTAAGAAAAACAGTGCATCGTGGAAGGACTTTAGAAAGCAAGCCACCGATAAGGACTTTAAACTTATTAAGACTGGTGTTGGTTGGCTGGACAGCACTTTGGATTTTGCTGTTGATGTTGCCAGCGACCCGTTGACTTATGTGACCGCTGGTGCCGGTGCTTATGCCGGTGCCACGGGGCGTACTGTCTTGGCGACCAAGTTTGCTACTACGGAAATGTTGGCTAAGTATCCGCAAATGGCATCCAAGTTGGATGATGTTTTGCGTTATGGTGAGTGGGCTATTCCGAAAGATATTCGTGATGCCGAAGGCATCAAGACTGGTTTGCGGTTTGCTGGCAAACTAATCCCCAAGACTGAAAAGTTGGCTCAGGGTGTAACCGGCAAGTACGGTCTTATTAGCGGTCCCCGTAGGGCGTTGGGTGATATTGTTGATACTCTTGCACCAAACGCAAAGCGTTTTGTGACACCGAAGTCATTGAAGCCGTTAACTGAGGCTGGGGCTGGGCGTGGTTTCCAGTTGGCTGTTGATGAGGTGGTGCCGTTGCTGGCGCACAGCACCGCCAGACGATTCTCGAGGGGCGCAACGACAACAAGTTATACCCAGAATGTAAACGGCATCAAGGACACAATTAAGCAGTTGCGTGCATTGGGTCCTGAGGTGAATGACCAAGTGCGCAGGGCTGTTGATGACATTGTTGAGTTTGACAAGTTGCCTGCTGGAGAAGTCAAAGATTTGGCTATAAAATATAAAGCGTGGCAGGATGATTTGCGTGAGCAAGTGAACTCTGTTTATAAGAAGTTTGGCGATGATTATGGTGCCAAGGTTCGAGAGATTGGTTTTGTTGACAACTATTTGCACCACCGCTTGTCTGCGAAAGCAGCCGAGGTTGTTTTGAATCCACGGTACGCCAAGTTCTTCAAGGATGAGGATTTGACCGCTGAGGAGTTGACGGGTATTACTGGCGCAATGCGACATCGTCGCTTGCGTGGACCAAGGGTCAACCCCAAGACTGGCGAAACAGAGTATGCACAGTTCATGGGTGAGAATGTGCAAAAGGGAACGATTGATGAAATTAACCAGATTTTCCGTGACAAGACTGGTTTGGATGTTGATTTCTTTGAAACCGATATGTCCAGCATTGCTGACAGTTACGCCTATAGTATGGCAAAAGCCAAGGGTCGTGAGTCGTATTTTCGTAGGTTGATGGATTTCGGTGATGACACTGTTCAGGTGATTGGAACCAAATTGTCGCCAAACAACAAGTTGATTGGCGAACTAACCGATGCGCACAAGAAACTGATTCAGGCTCGCAACGCATTGACAACAAAGGTGTCGGCTGGGCGTAAGGGTGTGACATCCAAAGCACAGGGCGTACTTAAGCAGGCGCAAGACATTCTTGACGGCAAAGCACGCAAGGGTGCAGATGTTGATAAGAAGATTGCTGGCGTTAAGGCAACCTTGGAAGGTATTGAGAACCAGTTGTCTGCTGCGTTGTTGTCTGCGCAAGGCAAGCAAGCAAACGAGGTTGCTGGTTTTCTCGAGATGTGGGGACCATTACTAGATGAGGTGCGCATTATGCGCACTGCTCTTGAGAATGGTCAGGCAGAAGAATACGCTGTTGTTAAGCAACTTAAAGAGATTTATGCTGCTTTGTACCCTAATCGCAAGAACATTCCTGACACTGTTCAGGCATTGAAAGAAGCGATTGATGTCAAGACCGGCAAGGGTGTTGTCCCGAAGGAAACACGGGAAATTAACAAGCGTTTGAAGCAGATTCAAGCAGAGTTGTCTCAGCCTGTTGAGGATGGTGCGATGCGTCAGCAGTTGCTTGACGAGGAGCGTATGTTGGTTGAGCATCTTGGTGGCATACAGGCTTTGGGTGGGACCCGAGCAGCAGCGGATTATGCCCCAGACGGTGTGCTTTATGGCAAAGTGGATGACATTGTTGAGCGTCCATTCAACCCGAACGAAGTAGACCAGCGTCCTTTCAGGACATTGGACACCAAGGTCATAAACCCTGATGATGTAGCCGATGATGGTGGTGCTGCATATTTTGATTTCTGGCGCAACGAACCAGATAGCGTTATGGTCCACGCAATTCCCACGGAGGAATTGGTGGACCTTCGTGACCCCGATGGGTACTACTGGTTCTTCAGCCCAGACAACAATGTCCACGAGGCATTGGGACAGGCGATGAACCGTGCCGGTTTGCAAGGTGACACATTCATTAGCGAATACGAGTCCGCTTTGAACGAGGGGCTTATTGACCCAATGTTCGAAGAACTGTTCCCTGAGATGAACGACCTGTTGAATGTTGTTTATAACGCTGACCAGTTGGAGTTTGCTGGCGGTGTTGTTGACGAAGAAGCGTTGAACGGCGTGTTTAACAGCATTAGGGAAACTTTGACCGGTATTGCTTCATCGAATGGTTTGGAAAATGCCGACTTGGTCGGCAAGCAAATTTATGACGACTTCTTGGGGTACATGGCTGATGCGGGTGCTGGCGATATGCAAGGGTTCATTATGCCCAGCACACTGGTTTACGGACCGGACAATCTGTCTGCGCAAGGGTCTTACAGTGTTGTCATCCCTGACCGTTACGGTTACACAAAGGGTGCAAGCCCAGAGGAGTTGGCTGGCAAGGCCAACTCCAAAGTGCAGTTCGTTAAGGATAACGATTTCGCAAAGACAATCATTGACAACGAGTACGAGGGTGCCAGTTTCATTGCTAATGAGGCGTTGAGTTCAACGGTACGCAAGTTGGCTGACATTGAGGGCGCAGCATTGACCCGTCAGGAACTGGCGAGTGAAGCAAAGCGTCTGGGTGGACGCAAGGGTGCGATTGCTGCTGATAATGCTCGTAAGCAAAAGTTGGTTGAGAGGGCTGTCACTAGGTTCCAAGAGGCTGGCACGATTTCATTCAAGGTGAATGGCGAAACGGTTGAGTTGCCCCGTGACAAGGTTCTTGGTTTGATTGCTGCCAAGGAGAAGAAGATTAAGTCTGCTTATGACAGGCTTTATGCGAAACTCGACGGCATTGTCGATGCGGAAACAAAGTCGGTGATTGCTCAGCGCACTTCTTATGAACAACGACTTTCGTCGTTGTTTAACCAGAAGAAGGTTCTTCAACGGTGGGATGAAACTACGGGTGCGCAGTTGCGCAACGACATTGCTGTCTTGGAGAAGGAGATTATGGATGAACCGCCGGAGGGCGCAGCGGGCGTTGTCGCCCGTGCGTGGGCGGACAAGGTTCGTAGGTCCATTGACGCTATTCCGCAGATTAAGGATAAGTCGGCTGCCCGTGCTTATGACCGTGTGGTAACCACACTTCATGCCGATGAGGGAATGTTGGCGTTGCTGGATAGCGAGCAGATTCCTGAGGCTGCTGCAATGATTAACGCAGCGAAGTCAGGGTTGTTTGGTGGCAAGATTCAGGACGATATTTATGACGGCTGGAAACAGATTGAGTCTTTGGGCTTGCAGGTTCCGGAGGAAGTTGATGCGTTGTGGCGACCCAACTTGGACAAGTTGAGGTCGAAAGCAAACCGTAACGCTTTCGTTAAGGCTTATCAGCAGTACCACAAGTTCTTCAAGATTTACGCCATGGCAAGCACCGGATTCTCTATTCGTAACGCAATGTCGGCAACCTTTATGAACTGGGTTGCTGGTGTTGGTTACCGTGAAATGGCTGAAGGTCCTGTGGTTGGTGCTGCCATTATGAAACACGGCAACGACTGGTTGGATGAACTGGGGCTTGAGGGTGCTGAGCGTGAACTGTATGAGCAGGCTTGGCGTGCAACCGAAGCAACTGGTCGTGGTATGGGTGACGAGTTGGCTATCCCTGCCGTTAAGGGTGTGGGGGCAAGGCTTCTTGATAACAAGTTTACACGGTTCTTCGGCGGGTTTAACGATTATGTGGAGCGTAGTGTGCGTTTCCCAATGGCATTGGATTCACTGCGTAAAGGCATGAGTTACGACGAGGCTGTGACCCGTATTGCCAAGTACCACTTTGACTACTCGGATGTCTCCGCATTGGACGAGAAGGCTATGAACTTTGTGCCGTTCTGGATTTGGACGACACGCAATATACCTTTACAGATTACGCAGATGTGGACTCGGCCTTCGGCCTACGCCACATACGAAAAGGTCCGTCAGGCTAATCCGGTCAACGAGGAACTGATTGTTCCGAGTTGGATGTCGGACCTGAACCCATTGGGCTTTGGAGAAAACGCTGTGTTGACTCCTGACTTGCCGATGAACCGACTCGAGAAGTCGGCAAAGGACCTCTTTAGCCCACGAATTCTTGGGATGCTTAATCCGGCTTTGAAGTTGCCGATTGAATTGGGTGTCGCCAACAAACAGTTGGCGTTGGACATTCCGTTTAGCGACAAGTACGAAGAAGCCAAGGGCATAGACAAAGCGATTGCTGCGTTGGGTGAATTGATTGGTGCGGACTCGCTGGGTAGGCGTGACCCTGAGACTGGCAAGTTGCTGGTCAGCCCGAAGGTGCAGTATGCGTTGGGCAACTTGATTCCTACATTGGCTCAGGTACAGCGTCTTAGCGGTGGTGCTATTGGCGGTAAGGGTACTTACGATGAGCGTCAACTGTCTAGCATCTTGAACTATGTCGGTATTCCGGTACGCCAAGTTGGTGAACAACAGCAACGGAGCGAGGTTATTAACCGCCAGTTTACTGTTAAGGATTATGCGAAGTGGCTTGAGAAGCAAGGCAAACTAGGTCCGAAGGAGGACTAATATGACTGTCAACCATGTTGACTTTTACAATTGGCAAAAGCCAACCAAGGCTGACTATTTGAAGTTCCGTAAGGAGTCACCGAATTTGGTGGCGATTAACGATGGTTTGTGCAAGATGTTTGGTGGAACCAACATTGGTATTTACAACAAGCGTGACATCCGTGGGGGTGGTGCGCCTAGTTCACATTCGTTTGGTGCTGCTTTGGATTGGCGTTACCCGACCCGCAAAGCGGGTCTGGCTGCCATTAGGTTTATGATTGATAACTCTCTTGAATTCGGTATTCAAGCCATCCACGATTATGTTGGTAGCACCATTTGGCGGTCAGTTCGTGAGGGTGGGAAAGCCGGCTGGCAGAAGCAGCCAGCCGATTCAAACGGGATGGGTCAGTCGTGGGCAAAGTGGTTGCACATCGAGACGACGAAGTCTGAGTGGGCGAATAGCAAGCGCATCGACAATCGTTAGTCACGGCTCTTGCAGGGCTTTCAGTAGGTGTTCCATAATTTTGGAGTATTCACGGAAGCAGAACTTTTGAGCCCGTCTGTCTCCGAGGGTGGCTTTTAGCCACTGTTTAACTAGTTCTCTGGCGGACATTTCCGACACCATGAATTCCATTATGAAGCCGGTTTCGGCTTCATGTACAAGTGCGTCAAATGTTTGTGTTAGTTCTTGGATGTCGTCTGGGTCGAAGAAGTCTTCGTCGTCATGTTCCATGATGTTTCTCTCGTGCTTCTTCCATCATGCCGATAACCAGCAACACATCTTCCAACTTGCGTCTGTGCGCCATTGGAATCTTGAGTCGTTCTGCTTCAACCATCAGGAACTGTGTCTTGTCTCTATAGCCCTTGAGGTTCACCAGATGGTGAGGGGTTTTGGATTTTGTCATAAATGCCTTCTGCCATAACTGAAATAATGTCACCAACTGGTGCGTCGTCCTCTGAGTTTTTGCCAATAATCATCTCGAGGAAAACGATGATTGAACTGATTATAGAAAACAGCATCGCTTCGTTGACCCAGACTTGTTGACCATCCAGACTCAGGAGTACACCCTTGCCGTCTTCGCCCATTCGTTTATTCATCTTGCATATCCTTCGCTAGTTCTAGTTGAAACGAGTCATTCCTGAGCATGATGCTGATGGCTGCGTAGCCAACAATGTCGCACCATGTGTCGTGTAATGATTCGTTGTTTGCTTCTGTGCCACGAGCCAAAAGGTTTTTGGCTCGTGCAATCTTGTCGCATAACCTGATGGCTACGCCAACCACACCAAACTTGTTGATGTTGTCGTGACCGTAGTCGTGCTGTTTGCTGACCAGCGTTTTAGCCATGTCGATTATGCTGAAGGTGGAGTATTCGTTGATTTGAAGGATGCCTTCCGTGCCTGCTTGAGTGAGCATCGCATAAACCATGTCGGTGTCAAGTGTGTTGCCTTCGGCAATCCAATCGGAAATGTAATCTGAAACAATGTCCAGCACATCCATAGACGGGCTCTTGTATTCTTGAACCTTGCTCGCAATTTCCCGAACCGCATTGAAGGCTCCCTCATCCCATGTTGTTGGATTGTTTTCCATTCCATATCTCCTTGAATCTTTCGTGTTTAAGTAGTTCTTCTTGTAAGTTTTGCATTGCTTTGCGTGTCTTGCGCCACGCATGAGATTTTGCTTTTGTGCCAATATTAGACGCTAGTTCTTCATATGTCTCACGCAGGAAGAAAATTCTGTGCAGTATTTCTTGGTCTTGCGGAGACAACTTGTCGATGCACTCGTTGACGATGTCGAGCAGTTCCCAGTTTGGTTCCAATGCTTCGTCGTCATAGAACGGCATCATCAGCCGTTCAATGGGTGACGAGAACCTATTTAGTTTCTGTGTCGGTTCGTACTTCATCATAGGATTTGTTGTTCATTAGGTCCATAACTTGGTCGGGATACAGCAAGTATCCTTTGGACGGGTTCGAACTTGTCCTCGCAAATGTCACCAGCGTTTCAGCGTTGAATAAGTGTGTGTTTGCTTCGAGATAGCGTTTTAGTCTGGGGACTGAAACCATAACGAAAGCCCCATCGAGTGTGTACACATACACCCACCATTCGGCTTTGGTGACCATCAAACCTGATGGTTTCCAATATGGGGTTCCGTCATCGTTCTTCTTGCGTCGTGGGTTTTGTTCCACTTCTACAACCATGCGCCCGTTGCGGTAGCGGTCTGTTTTGACTTCGAAAGCACCAGCCTCAATTGCGTCTAGGAATCCGCTAACTAAGGCTTCGCCTTCTTTGCCGTACTTTAAGTCCTCGTGAAAGTTGTACTTTCGTGCCGGCAGGTCGAAGTCAGACAACTTACCCATCGGAGTTTTCCTTTGGACCGAAACCCTCCATATATGTGATTTTCACTGGGCGGGGGTGGGAAGATGTGTACGATGGACGAGGCTTTCCGAGTTTAATTTTACGCTTGCGCTTGCTGGTTCGGTATGCACGGCTCATCGCTTCACGACCTCTACATAATGCACCTGCTTGTCGTCTGCCCAAGCAGCACCATTAAGACCATCCATCAGCAACTTTAAATAGTTGTCCACATCGCCACGCAGTTTGGATGGCAGGCCATCATATGGTGCTACCGTTACAACTGTGCCGTCAGGGGAGAACTCAACCATAATCTGGACTGTGCCTTCGTATGTGGGGCCTGTCCATCCGTCACGGATTACAGCCTCAGCGTTCAGCGTTGTCTCGGGCGTGAACACACGCCCTCGCCTACCTAGTCTGGGTCTGCCTTTGGGGACTGGGCGGTCCTTGTAGAATTCTGTCCACGGCTTTGTGGGGTCCGGCTTCTTGCGCCTCATGTGAACACTCTACTAACTAATTTATCTATTTCCAACTCGCCGTCAGCACGAAGATGGTACTTGCCCCAGCGTCGGTCAGCGTCGGTTATAACAACCTTGACCTGCGACGGGTTGAGCCCGTCTTCGGCACAAACATATGCCAGTCGTGTCAGCGTGGTGGAACGGTCACGGTTCGGCAACGGTCCGTCACGCCAGATGACTTTGGCAAGTGGTGACATGAACTTGAGTGCTTCGTCCATGCCTTCGCACTGCTGGTCGTCGTTACGCACATCGTATGTGCGGACCGGTGGCTTGTAATAAGCAGCGAGTCGGGTGATTATGTCAACATCGGTGGTGACTACATTCTGTAGAAACGAGTCCATCGGTATCGGTTGCTGTGTGTGCCTGTCAATTATGACACGCCGTGCCGGCGTGCAGTTGTAACCACTGAAGTATGGAAGCCGAACATAGTTGCCGTATTGCCCTGCTCGTAACGCAACCTGTTTGGGGTTGACCTCACGGGCAGGCACCTCTGCAACCTGATGCGCTGCGAGAAACATAGACCTCATATCAGGGGCGAAGACAGGATTAGTGGCAAAGACCCATATGTGGTAACCCTTCGAGCGTGAACGCTCTAGGTACGGATGTGCGCCACCTGCCTCGAGTGCGTCGTATATAGATGCAGCCATGTCGAAGTCGTCTATGTCTATGTCGCTACAACCCCACGCCACAATGAATGTGCCTTCGGGTGTTGGAACAATTGGGTAAACGCCGATTGCGTTTACACCTAATAGGTGACTTTCAAATACGGCAGGTGTCAATGGTTCCTTGACGCATCTGCCTTCCTCATGTCCGTATACATCGCCACGGCCACGAAATAGCATAATGAATTTGTCAAGTGCTGCGTTCATATCACCAATCCTCCTCCCATAAAGCAATGTTCTCCGGCTCTGGTTCCGGTTTGTCTACGCCTTGTGTCCAAGGCAAATTACCAGCAGGCAGACGGTTGAGTCTGCCGGTGCCATATTCAATTTCAAAGTCAATGTCATCAAGCAACTGCGACGATGGTCGCTTGCACTTCACAAGGTTGACTGTGATGGTGTGCTGGTGGATACGCAGGTCGTAACGCAACGAGTCCAGTCGTTCAAGCAAACGCTCAGTTTGGTTTGAACGGTCCAGTCGTTCTTCTATTTCACGAATCTGCGATTCAATCTCAAACCGCTTGCGACGCACACCAATGATATGTGTCGCTTGTTGTTCACCACCGTATGCACCGGACGAAATGGTCATCTTCTTGCCTTCGGCACCAGCAGACCGTGAGGTCTGGTGAAGCACTAGCAACGGGACATTATGGCGTTTGCCAAACGCTTTCAGCGTGTTGGCTTTTGACGGCACATCTTCACCGCCACCTTGCAACAATTCCAAATAGTCATAAACCAGCAACGCTGGTTTTGACCATAGGTCCTCGATTTCACCTAACGCTTTTTCCATCTCGTTTAATGTCATCATCTGGTCAAACACTGCGAGTTTGGGGAAGTATTGGTTGGCGGTGTCACGCAGAAGCGCAATCGCTTCTTGGTCGTTTTCCGCAATGCGTTCTTCTACAATGTTCGCATCTATGCCATGCACAAGGCAGGTCAACTTAATCAAGGTCAAGGTTCGTGGCTCATCGGGGCAGAAGTAAACCACCGGTTTATCAGCGTTCGCCAACAGAATCTGCAACAAGAACAGTGTTTTACCACTGTGGCTATAACCATTGATGAGGCACATTTCTGCGGGGGCAATGCCACGCATCTGTGCATCTATATCTGGGAAGCCTAGATATATGCGTTCTTGTGGATGTTGCGCCCAGTGAACAAAGTCGTCCGCTGCATGAACCAAAGGTTCATAAAAGGTTTTAATCTTTGGAGCAGAAAACACATCGGGAGGGGTAGTTGTACCCCTCCCTAGTGCCTGCCATCGCTCCGCATAGTTCGGAGCGTTCATGTCACTTGCCTCGTGGAGCCCAGAAAGCGTCATCAGTTGTGGTTGACTTGAACCACGGACGCTTTGGGTTGGCAGACAAACCGTCACGGTTGTCCCACACTTCGGTCACTCCCTTGGAGGCGCAGGCTGTGACCAGCCACTCCGGAATCGGACCGTGTTGCTTGCCCTTAATGCGAACCGACATTCCACCAGTGGTGGTGACGGTTGCGTTCGGGAACGCTTGCTGGACATTTGCCACTGCCTGCTCAGGGGTGACTGCTGATTCGCCAGAGAAACCATGTTCGGTGAACATGAGGTCCTTGACTGCGTCAAACGCTGTTGCGAACGAAACAATGTTTGCGTTCACATCATCTGACTTGGGTGTGAGTTCGGCAGCGATTTTTGCTGCTACCTGCATCACAATGGACTGGTCTTTATTGACCATGGCAACCTCCTTGTTGCTTGTTGTTGTTTGTTACTATAGCAAAGACAAGGTCAACTAATGTCAACGGGAACTGTCACAGGTGACAGGTCCTGTTCAGTTAGAAACGCACCTTTGCAAATAGACCAATAAGAACACCATTTCTCTGAACAGAGATTAGAACTGTCATTCATGGGCCATGAATTGTCTACGCCAACAAGTAGACCAGTAGACAGGACAGGTTTAATCGTGTGTTCGAGCCACCGCAGGTGGGAAGAACCACGGCTTAGACGAACGATTTGGGAGCGTGGCTTCTCTTGCCTAATCATAACCCCATAACGGAAGTCAACCGGCAAGTCGGACAGTCCCAAGTGATGCACTGCGCCAGCGTACACGCTGGCTTGAATGGACTGGGACTGCTTCTCTTTGGCATTATAGGCTCTCGAGGCTGTTTTCCAGTCCCATACAACACCACTGGGGGACACATAATCCATGGTGCCTTCAGCCCAGACAGCCCAGTCGTATGCGGTGAACCCCATCGGGTACTGGAACCGCATCTCGCAGGTGCCACCCAACTCCACATCGGGGAAGATTCCATCAAGGAAGGACTGGCACATTGACCGGATATAAACTTCATATTTATCGGAGTCAATGTTGGTTGGTTGCCACTGTTCAGTTGCTTTCAATTCTTTGAATTGAGCAATAGCAGCATCTTCCATTTCGTATGTAGCGATGGTCCCTGTCAGGACCAACTCGATGGCGTAATGGACAGCGGTACCCATGATGGTTGCATCGCTACCGGTGCGCATCTCGGGCTTTACCATGCCCAACCTGCTCCTTTCACCGCAGGTGACAGCGTCGTTCAGCCAAGACTGTCGGACGAAAATTCGTTGGTTTGCTTTATCTAATTTCATACTGACATCCTATCGTATGGGTGTATCATTGTGTGAATCGTTGACGGTACTTCGTTACCGAAGAACTGTGGTATTTTCTGCCGAATTCCTCAAGGACAATACGGCATATTTCATGTGGAAGAAGGTCGGTGTTTAAAGCCAAGTCATGCATACGCTCCTTAGCCATCTGCTCCGGTGGCAGTTTGCCACGGCGACGCTTCCAGTAGCGCAACAAACTGCGCACATTGCCTTTGGACAACCCTGTTTCTCGGGCAACCTCCGACATATTCACCGACTTCTGTGTGAACTTTTCGTCCAGTTCCGCCAACTGCTCAAAGGTCATGCTTGTCGTCGCCTGACCGGCGCAAGCAGCCTCCAGAAACTGGTCCGGTGTAACATCAAGATGTTGCAGAATATGAACCAACGGCAAGTCCAGCCGGTCCATGCACATCTTGACCGTTTCACGGATTATAGCCCACTGCTCAAACTTTCTGCCCTCGAGATGCAACCCCCTAGGCACATCGTTCAGCGTGAACCCAGCCTCATCGTTCTGCATAGTCCACGAATCGTAGAACCTGCACAAGTCTGTGAAGTAATCCAACATCTGGCTCGGGGTCCATGGGACCCCGTAACCACGCAACTCACAAATTTGTGGACCCATAAACATTTCCTTCACCGCATCCTTCACACGGATAGGTGTCGGAGTTTGTGGCAGAACCACATCACACAAACATTTCTCGTGGTGTTCAATAACACCACATCCAATTGGTCCAGCGACCATCACAAACCCCATTTCTTCGGGTCTAAAGACTTCCTGTTTTTAATGCAACCCCAGCCGAAAAAGCCGACAGGTTTCTTGGCATAATAGCCGTAGTAGTAGCCATGCACCGCTATGCGGTTAGCCACCACTATTTGTTGAACCGGTGTGGCGTACTGTGGTTTCTTGGCGAACTCTCGTCCACCCCATCGTATCCATGTACCGGTGTATATTCCTAAGCCACCTGACCATCTGCCACCATCGTTCCAGCGTGCAGTCGTACCATCCGTTGAGGATTCACACACGGCGACTGCCAGCCAGTATTCCAATGGTGGCGTTCGTTTGTCTCGCATTTGCTTCTGCAATTCCAGCAGTGCCTTATCGAAGGTCACGACAGGAACTCGACCACCACTATAGCCTTCGGCGTTAGTGGCGAACAATAGCGACGACAAACCAATTGCGGTAGCAATTAGTAATCGTCTCATTTATACCTTTCCATTTCGAACCATTTGCCCATGCCATGATTATGGCATACCGGTGGCGCAGTCATTCTGACACCCACCTCTACTAGGCATCCACATTGTGGGCATGAGTATCTGCCAGCGGGGAAGGTCGGCGGTTTATCCGCCGACCCACCCTTGGCTGTTGCTTTAGTCGTCATCACGGCTGAAGCGGTGCTTGTTGCCTGTAATCAGGTCCGTGATGGCCCCTGTCACATTCCTTTCAAAGGAATCGTAGGCGGTGTGCATAATCCTGAAAGCATCCTCGCAGAGTTGTTCGTCTCCGTCGATGGAATCTTGCAGGTACTGGCTCATCAGTTCCACATCCTCAGGTGTCAGGTCGCCGGCTTTGACAGCCAACGCCAGCACCATTTGGTGCATGACTGACTCGTTGTAGATGTTGGCAACCTGCACCGGCAGGTCCTCCATCAGCAACTTGGACAATTCCGTAGGAATGTCATGGTCGTCACCGTCATAATCGCCATCGGCGTTGTTTCCCCACACGAGGACGCAGTCCCCGAGCAGTTCCTGACCGAATACGGCGGATGCCAAGTAGTTCATATCAAGGTCCAGTATACGACCCTCGTCGTGGATGTAACCAACCAGCACTCCATGGAGTGAGTCGCTTAAAGCAACTTCCTTACGGACTGCGTCGAACCACCCCCCGACCAGTTTGTTTATGGACTCTGAACCATCCACAAGGATGGGCTGTGGCTCGGCTCCAACGCCAGCCGGTAAAATGATGCCTGCGGTAAGCATGACATCTCCTTTCCGACCCCTATGGGGTCTGTTGTAGGTTTAGTCCGACTAGGTAACACCTAGTCAGCGTTCTATTTGGCTAGGCAACCAGCAACTGCCGGTCACACCAAGCCTTGGCTTCCTTAAGGGAAGCGAACTCTTTGTCATCCAATGGGAACAACTCACCACCACAATGGTGCCACAAGGCACCAAAGTAGGGCTTCATATTCGTATCGGCACCCACTAGCAGTGGGGTCCGAACCACACAGGCGATGACAAGCCCATCGTTCACCTGAATGGACCTAGTCCATGCTCGGTCCTTGGTGTCCCACAACCACTTGTGGTTACGGTTAAACAACCAAGGGCAGGCTGTTTCGACTTCGGCTATAAACCTGAACAGGTTATAGAACGACCCCATTGCTAGGGCCATGAACCCAGCCAGCACGAACGGTGCCAACCAGAATGGTATGGCACTGCCGTACTCGTACATATTGGCACCGACAATGCCGGCACCAGCCATTAAGAACACTGCCATGAAAGCAGATTTAATACTTGTGCGAAACATTATAACCTTCCTCGCATACATTGACGATGCAAACATCGTTCAGGTCCAACCCGTAGGTAGTTACCTGATGTTCAAGTTCGTCATAAGCCATTTCTTCAGCCTCCTCGAGGCTGTGTGCAAGAACACTAATTGAGTATTCAAACACGATAGTGAATCGTTTTCTTCTTGCGCTAGGCATTTCAGATTCCTTCCTCGGCTCGTTCAGCCTTAATGATTAGGTTCGCAATAATTTGCGACATAATCTCCCTGTTGTCTCCGTATTGGGCGACAATATCATCTGCCTGACGGCAGATGCGTTTCAGTCGCTCAATGTTTTCATTTTGTTGTTCAACACTCATCGTGTCTCCTTGTTTGTTTATAGAACATGGTAGGAACCGGAGAGTGGAGGTTTACCCTCCGGTCCCCGAGAATCAGTCAGTCAGACCCAAGCCTGAGACGGTGGACAGAACCCAACCGACAGGGTCGGTTGTCATGAAGTCTTTATCTTCTGTCAGTTTGTCTACGACAACATCGAAGTCCAAACCGGCGTTTCTATGGATATCCACAGGGATACCGTAGCCACCACCAACTTTGGCACCTTGCTTATCAGCAAGTTTCGACTGCTCCTGCATTGAGAAAAGAACCCTACGGAGCATCGCCGGATGAGCCACAGCAAACATGACAGAGTTTATATCCAACATCTGCGAAGATTCATGAATCTTACAGCGGTTGGAGAACTTGCCACCATTGCGACCATCGATGCTTTCATCTGCCCACAATTCGATGCCAACACCCAACTTATGCAGAGTGTCAATAAGTGCAACGATAGCAACACCACGACGCAGAATTGTCTCCGCAGGAATGTAATACGGACAAGCAACATTGAACACAATTTTGACAACCCGACCCATGGCTCGCTGTTCTTCAGGAACATAATCCAACATACATTCAGGGTCACCCTGAAGGTATCTGCCCATGTCAACACTGAACCCACTGTAATTGTGCAAGGTTTGGAATCGTGAATCCAACCGGTCAGCGATACGGTCAGCGACACTGGTGAAAATGTCATCGACCTTAGGTCGAACCTCAGACCAGCCAGCCCTTGCCATTGAGATGGCATCAGCCAACGAGGCACACATTGAAAAGTCCTCGTCATCCTTATCGGATGACAAAGGATTCGGATTATGCTCCGCATAATCCAGCAGGTCCCAGAACGAGTCGAACGACTCGACATGAACACTGTTGGTATTATAAACCGTAGGTTTCATAACAACTCCTTTGTTGTGAATGTTGTGAAGATGATGTGCCGGTGCCTCAGAATGAGGCACCAGCGAGCATCTTTGTGGACTGTTCAGGATTCGCACCCTTTAGGATGGATGCACTGATGACTTCGTCATTGGTGAAGACACCAGTCGTCAGCATTTTGGCACCAGCCAAAGCACCACGAGGCGACACCACAACCTTCAAGCCGTTGGCTTGAACATTGGCACGAACCTTGCGAACAAAGTTCAACCAGTGTGTAGCAACCTCCGGTTGCAAACCAGTAGCCATAACCATCGCAGTTTCAATTGACTCGTCAATTTGAATGTCAGCGGTGACAAACCGGTCAGTGAAAGCCTTATCCAAAGGATTACGACCAACATATTCGGCAGTGGCACCGTTACCGAAGGTATTGCCAGCAGCGATAGCGACGAAGTCGGCATGACGCTTAACCATACCATCGGGGAACGCCATCCAGCCATTGGCTAGTGCAGAGTTCAGTACACCCAACACATTCGGATTACCAGCATCGACCTCATCCAGTAGGAACACTCCACCTTCTTCGAAGCGACGACGAAACTCGGTAGTGACATACTGTCCCGATGCCGATATGAACCCCAACAAACTAGCCTCAGAGGTTTGGGCAGTCACCGACTTAGAACCGAACGCCAAGCCAAGGGCTTCAGCGCACTGTTCAGCGATAGTTGACTTACCGGTACCAGCCGGACCAACCATAAGAATATGGTTGCGAACCGAGATATGGGCAAGAATCTTTGGGAATTGATGGTGTTGGATACCATCCAACTTCTTCGGCTCATGGTTCGGAATATGAACCTCGACAACCTTCGGTTGGCGAGACTCAAGTTCGTGAACCTTCCTAATGAGGTTGTAAACAACATCGACTTGACTGTCGATTCGGTCATTGACCGGTTGCAATTGCTGTTCAACAGCAACCCTGACTTGTTCCAAGTCAACCGATGCTTTTGATGCTTCCTGAACTGCTTTCAGCAGTTCCTTGATGGCGTTGTCAACGCTCACTTCGTTGCCCTCCTCAGGGATAGGTGATGGTGTCGGTGCCGGCTTCGGAGAAGCCGACCAGTTGGTCTTAATTGCATTATAAAAACCATCCAACTCATCCACCGAATGGTGGATGTACGGACGGTCAAACTTGTGACCAAGCATCTTCAATGCTTGACCCTTGTCATTCTTCGGAAGACAATAGTAGTTCGTCCGTTGGACCCTATCCGGCTTCGCCGGATAATGCCAAAGGACAATGTCAGTGGCGGTATCGACAGATACCACCGTGTTTGCTTTGCGAGCCATAATGCAACCTCCTTGCTATGGCAAGCCGTCGGACCATCCGACGACCATCACACCATCGTAGATGGTGCTAGTGCATTGTGGGGAATCGAACCCCATAAACCACCAACTGGTCAACGCCCACTGTGACTCTATGAGTCACATCTTGGCTTGATAAGCCTCCAAAGCGGACCGGAACCGGTCCCAATCGGACTCATACATATCACGCCAAACCACAGGATTACCACCAACGGTGTTAATCCAAAGCCCCTTGCTAATTCGCAAAGACGAACCGACTGTCTCTGCCAATTTGGCAGTGCCAGCCTTGTCGGTCATTGAATCCCAACCGATAGACAGCGGTCCCATCCACCAGTCGCCTTCTTCAGCGAATTCGTAAACGAATTCGACCATCTCCGTCTTATAGTGTCGAATGACACGAACATTAGCGAAGTCCATGTCGGAGACATAATCTTCGGCTGACCAATTACCAGCGGTCAGTACCTGACCGTCCTTCCAAGGTGTCACCTTCGGTGACAACGCAGTGATGGATGAAACTCGCATTATAGAACCTCCTATTGTCTATGCGATTACCGACGAAGTCGGTAGCCCTAAGGACCGGAATCGAACCGGACACCGACAAAGTCGGTGACGCACCAGCGCACCTCAGGCGTGGCGTACTTATATACCTGCACAACACCACGCAGGTCACGGGCAATGGACACACCGAAGGTGTGTACGCACCCCGCCATGCAGTCGGCATAAATGCCGACCACGAGAACCTAGACGCACTTGCTCCTATTATCAGTGCAGGTCGCCACAAGTGAGAGCGATGCAAAGCACAAGCACCAGTAGAACCTAGGGAAGGGCATTACTCGTAGTGAAACCTAGGGACCAGTGCAAGCCTGACTGACCTAACCCCAACCCGAAACCGTAGTCGTGAAACCGTGGGGAACCGCACCACCGACTGACATCCCGTCAAGCCGTGGCATCGGCGTTGCTCTATGGCCACCGAAACCGGCGGGGCAACGACAAACACCGTAACGGACCCCACAACCACTGTCAAGCATCCCCCCAAAATGGCAACCCCACCGAAGGTGAACCTCGCCTCAGACACAGCCGACGCATACCTGAGGCACAGCCACACGCACAGGTCGCACGCCTCAGGCACGCCCGATAGCAGAACTCGCATCATCTGTCAAGTTTTGCATGATTATGCACCGTTATGCATGATTATGCAGGGCGATTCTGCTCCTGAGGTGTGCGTGCGCAACACGCATGGGGGTGCATGGGGGGGTGTACGCCCCTATGTGTGAATGATTCTTTTCCACGAGGGCCAGAGCGACCTCTCCGGATACCCCTGAGGGGTGGCTGCCTCGCTTGGGGTCGAACCAAGACTTTACGGATTAACAGTCCGTTGCACTGCCATTATGCTACGAGGCACCGCAATATAGGTTATGAACCTTTTACCCACTTTTTGTTTTTGGGTTGTGCTGTTTTGCTGGGGGACCATTTCACTTTGTCTGCCCAGTAGGCTGCACTGAGTGGGCCACGGGCAATGTTCTTGGCGTGACGGCTTTTGAAGGCTTGTCTTTGCCCAGCGGTTTGGTTGGTTCGGACACCTTGCTGTCCGAACCGAATTGTCTTGACGGTGCCACCAGACTTCGCTACGACAATATGCGACTTAGTTGGGTGGTTGGGTGTACGCTTTGGTTTATTGTAGCCGGACACCCCCGCCCTAGCAAGGCGTGGGTCCCTAGAGGTTGGTTTTTTCATTTACTTTTCCTTGCTTGACGACCAGCCTGTTTGGCTTTCGGTGTGTTAGGTACGAACTGTTTGCCGGCTTTGGTCCCTTCCCGTTTCTTGCGGGTGGTGGCAGCGTACTCCGCTGCACTGAGCGATTTGATTGCTTTCTTAGGCAGGTACCGTTCACCGGTTGCTTTGGGGCCTTGGGTGGAAGGCTTACCTGAACGGGTCCCCCATTCCTCTTTGGTCCACTTGCTTAGACTGCGCTGCTTGCTTGTCTTCGCCCCTTTATAGCCTCCGCCAGCCTTTTCATATGCTTGTGCTAGAAGTTGGGCTTTACGGGCTGACCATTGGCCAGCCCGTCCACCTTTTGAACCAGCCATAATCTGGTTTTTTAAACGCTCCCGCAAAGCAGGTTTACTGTAAGACATTACTTGTGCTTAGAGCCTTTCATAATCTTACCATTAGGCATCTTATGGTAACCCTTGGGGGCAGACTTCTTCTTTGACCCGTACTCTTTCATTCGCTCCTTGGCTGATTCGCTACGCTCATGCTTAGCCTTGGACGCTTTGGACTTATAGTTACCCGACATGGTTACTCCTGCTCTGGTTTATGGTACGGCTTTATAATCTCGATGTCCAAAACCCACCCCAACGGGATGTGGTTAATGTCACCGACACACTCGGGGTTGGGTAACTCGGACTCAAAAATGGTCCCAACAACAGTTATGTAATGCTCCTGAACATCATGCCAGATGCGACCCACAGTGGTCGCAGTAGCATCCTTGGGTTCATAATCAGACACATCATGCCAACCGGCAGCAGGACAATGAGCATCCATCCAACGGACCCGAACCTCCGACCACTCAGGGATGCCCCTAACTTTGTCAGCCATCAAACCCATCAGTCCAGCACCACCTCGTCGGAATCACGCAACACCTTCAAAAATAGGTAACTGGTTCCCGCCAAAAACAATGCACAAATGCACAAGCCTGTTAACGGAACCACAACCAGCCCAACAAGCCACTTCCACACTGTTTTGTCTCCGCCACATCAACGCTGCCCCCGCAGGGGCAGCACAATAAACCTAGAAGAAAGGCCATTCGGCTGCTACGCTCACGCTCGCAGCCACCCGTGAGTAACCGTCCCCCCCCCCT